CGGTCCCTAATGGGGAGTCGAGAGACGAGTACTCCGTGCTCAAATGTAAATATTTCGTTTTGTATACGTTAACCCGCGTTGCAATCTGTACATAAAGGGGTTGGTAATTGTAAATTATATAAAAATAAAGACACGAGCTTATCTGCCGAAGCTTGTGCGCGACTAAAAGTCGAGAAAAAACTGGCAGTTGCTGGAGAATTCACCTTTAAACCACAATCAGGTAAATCGACAGCACAGGACGCGGAAATAACGCAGTCCACAACTGATCATGTCGAACAGAACGTAAAATTCGCTGATCAAATTGCTCCATATGAGTATGATATTCACAGTGCGGTTGATCCCACACGTCGTCTTCAAGATACTGATGATGCTTCACTCCAAGACTTTTTCTCTAGACCCATTAAATTGGCACAGATTGAGTGGGGAACGAGCCTCCAGTTGAATGATGAATTCGACCCTTGGTCCCTATATTTTGGGAACAAACGTGTCGTCAATCGTATTGCTAACTATAAACTTTTAAGAGCAAATATGCACCTCAAATTTGTTATCAACGGTAATGGATTCCAATATGGTCGAGCAATTGCTGCTTATCAGCCTCTCGATCAGTATGATGGATTATCCAATTACGCTTTGATCAACGCGGATCTTGTGGGGTTGTCTCAACTCCCACATATCTACGTTGATCCTACGACGAGCACCGGTGGTGATATGACGTTGCCGTTCTATTACTTCAATAACTATGTTGATATCCCGACCTCTGGTTGGGACGATATGGGTAAGATTCTCGTCCAACAGATTAATCCCTTGAAGCATGCTAATGGTGCTGCTGATAAGTGTACTATATCTGTGTTTGGATGGGCTACTGATGTTCAAATGAGTGTGCTAACCTCCCGCAACCCCGATTCCTTAATTCCACAATCTGGAAAAGAGGTTGATGAGGCTAACATGAAAGGTATTATTTCTGGACCAGCTACTGCGCTGGCTAAAGTTTCGAATGCCTTGACTGTTATTCCTCCAATAGCTCCTTTCGCTATGGCCACTGCCAATGTGGCCACTGCGATTGGCGCCGCTGCATCTTCGTTGGGGTATTGTAGACCCCCTGTGACAAAGAATCCTGAGCCATTCAGGAATTTTCCTACGTCACATTTAGCAGCAACAAATGTTCCAGATACTGCATTAAAGCTCACGGTCGATCATAAACAAGAATTGACTATTGACCCTCGCATATCTGGTCTGGGTCCAGAAGATCCAATGTCCATTAAAGAAATTGCCAAACGTGAAACATATTTAACCAAATTCACGTGGACTGTCGGGACTACACCTGAGACGTTACTTTGGAACTCTCGGATTACTCCCGTTATTTGGAACGAGTCACCAGGAAATGGTGGGACTTATCACTTTCCCGCTTGCGCTATGGCTGCGCTCCCTTTCAAATACTGGACAGGTACTATGAATTTCAGATTTCAAGTGGTTGCAAGTACCTTTCACAAAGGGAGACTTAGAGTCATTTATGATCCTGATTTTCTTGATGGTGATGAATACAATGTCAATTATTCTGAAGTAGTTGATATTGCTGATAAGTCTGATTTTACCATTTCTGTTGGGAATGGTCAGGCTACCACATTGTTGGACAATCCCTCACCAGGGTTGAGTTCTCTCATTTTTGGGACGACTCCCCTGGTTTCTAAGGGACCAGGAAATGGTACAATTTCTTTCAAGGTTGTTAATGAACTCACTATTCCAAATGATGAGGTCAATAATGACATTGAAGTAAATGTATTTGTATCGATGGGTGATGATTTTGAGGTTTTTGTGCCTGATGATTATTTCACCAATTTTGTATATAAACCGCAATCTGGTATGGAAAATGAGACAATCATTCCTGAAGCAGAAAATACTGAAGAGCCTAGTAAACCTATGCAAGAAAAGACCTCCACTGTGGGGCCTTCCATGCAAGATGGTACTCTAATCAATAAAGTATTTACTGGTGAGTCAATTATGTCGTTTCGGCAAATGCTCAAAAGATACGCTTTATGGCGACGAGAAGCCCCTTGGCCTGCTGATGGAGGTACTTTGCCTTCTAATATTGAATGGTTTGGGTCCCGTAATATGTTCCCTTTCCTGCGTGGCAATGTTACTGGTGCTGTTGATACGACTGGCTTATTAGCACCTTATAACTATTGTAATTCTTTGTTACTTCATTGGGTTACGCTCGCTCATTCTGGGTGGCGTGGTTCCCTTAGGTATAAGATGATCTTTAAGAATGCTATTATGGATGTGAATGAAGTTGATGAAGTCACAACTGCTTCTAGTAATGCGAGATCACAGAGTTTGTATATTGAACGTTCCAGTAAGAATGACACTCTTGCAGGCTATACAAACGTAACACGAACAGACCCTGGTTTCACGAAAGGGAATCAAGCCTCTTATCAGGCTGTTTCCAATTTAGTGCTTCAATCCAATAACACCAAGCCTATCGTGGGTCCCCGCGGTACGTTATATCAGGATTCTCAGATAAATCCTGTGGCTGAATTTGAGGTCCCTTATTATAATGACATTAGATTTAGCCCTGGCAAGCAAATAGATTATTCGACCTCCGCAAGTGTGTATCAGGATGGTTATAACTGGTTTGCCCAAACATACGCCGATAGGCGTTCAACTTGCGACTTCCACGTCGCAGCTGGTGAAGATTTCCAAGTTTATTTCTTCACTGGTTTGCCTAAGATGCATTTCGAGTTTGCACCTCCATTGCCTTAGCAAACATAGTTCGACTCCACTTTACGGGGTCTCGAGGAGACAGACACTCCTAATAATTAAATGTAGTCCGTGTGTACTAGCAGTAGAGAATCACACAATAAAAATAATTTCCCTGTGACCGGGAAGCGACCGAGAGGTCGTTGGCTTTTGCCGA